TAGTAAGTCCATATTCTTATATGATAGCAGATTTTATAGAGGGGTTTTCAATCTTAATATCCAAGTTGCTGTAAATAGTCTTCTGGTCTTTTATACATAACCCCTGTATAAGTTGGAGTAGTTGTTGTTGGTCTTCCGCCTATTGATAGATTAGTGGTTGGATTAGTTGTAGTTCCTTCCACCAAATTTTGATAAGCCGCCTGACCTCCCATCAAAGCATTCATTACTTTTTTAGCATAGTTATCTACATAACTTAATGCCAGTTGTTTATTAGCCGCCAAAGTTTGAGCTAAATTAAGAGATTGTAGGTTAATCTGATAAGCCTGATTTCTTAAGTTCTGCAAAGCCTCAAGAGCTAAAGAAGCCTTACTACTTTCTGTTTGAGCCCTCATTGATCTAATTTGATTAAGTCTGTTTTGATAATCAGAATATGCTTGATTTAAAGCAGAGGTTTTTGCCAACTCTAACTCTTTTTGAGCTTGAGCAAAGTTATCCAAAAGATTTGCCTTGTATTTATTAAGATTATCCATTGCTGTTTGATATGCCTGCCATATATTTCCTGATTGCCTTTGCTGTTCTTGAGCGGTTAGTTCGGTAAAGGCTTGACCAGCAGATGATGCTCCGCCAAATCTTTGTCTTCCACCTCGTCTTAACTCATCATAAAGTCTTCTTGCCGCCGATAGAGCATCTTCCCGTCTTCTTCCTGCCGCCTCTTCCTGTTGAGCCAACTCTCTTTCCCCCTGTGTTTTTTGATTGATGATGTTGGATAATGAGGTGGCATATTGTTGTTCTAACTCTGGTTTATATCTATTATATTCCTCTGTTATTGAACTTTCTGCCTGATTGTAGTAGTTCATTAAAGGAGAAAAAATACTTTCTACCTCTGCCCTTATTCTTGCCATTGGGTCTTCTGGTGGTTGACCACCTCCAGTATCACCACTTGGAGGAGGATTACCTCTTGGAGGAGGATTACCTCCGCCTCCACCCGTGTTTCCGCCTGTATTCCCACCTGTATTAGTAGTTTGAGTTTTTGGTGTCGGTGTAGATGTATTAGTTGGATATTTAATAGATGATGATGGATATGTTTGACCCGTATTAAAATTTATATAACCTTTAGATGAGGATATTGGAGTAGCATAAGAAGGAACTGACATCCAAGTAGTCCCAGGAGAAACATAAGGATTACCTCCTTTTGATGGTGGTTGATAAGGAGTGGGGACTGGAAATGGTGTATAAGGTAATGATGCCATAGTATTTTTAGTAAAAAATAAACTTACCGCTATAATTAGTAATATTTTTCTCATTCATACATTATAACACTTTTATTCTACTTTAACTTATAGAGGGGTTTTCAAGAGTATTTATAATCCTCAAACACGTTGAGATGAGGATAAACTTCCTCTTTGATGCTTTTTAGCCGTCACCTTAATTTTTAACAACTCAAAATTACTATTGGCGGCAGTTGATGAGACTTCCATTTGCAGTAATTTTCCTACCTTAAATAAAGTTCCCCAGCGTGGTATCTCATCTGATGAAATTGAGACACTGGTTGAGTTAGAGGTTCCATATTTAGCCGTGCCATATTTGTCCATCCCATACCCTGTATATCCTGATATCTCGGCACCTGATATCGTAAATGACTTTACTCCTGTTGTTAAACCATTTCTATCCTCAAGTAAAATTGTAACGTTTGTTGTTCCTATGATATTTCTAAATAAAAAGTAAAAGTATTCTATAGTTTGCAAAGTTGTCCAGTCGCCAAAGTCAGTCTTATTTGTTCGCAAAGTTTTCTCTATTGTCTGCCCCATATCATTGTTAAGATAGCGGTTAAAAACAGCCACTCGCCCATCATCTAATCCCAAAACCCACTTCTCATCTCCGTTATCCTCGTAAAACTTACTCATTTTAACAATACCAAAAGGCAGTCTCCAGATTGAAGCAAAACAACCACGTTCTCTATCATAAACCACAATTTCTTTTCTTAATGGGAATGAAAGAAGATATTTCTTATTAACATACATCGCACAAGCAGTCTGATAATCTTCTTTTGATAATAAATCAAGATATGGTCTAATGCGAGCCGATATTTCATTTGTTCTTATGATGTTTAAGAAGTTTGGCTCATATCCTGTAACATAAAGCCCTTCTGTACCAAAATAAAAAGTATCATTTTCAACGGTTGCTAATGTATCTGGATTAGATGCTCCAATTGATGTTGAAATGGGAGAGTATTGTGGGTCAAGCACCCAGTAGTTTCCAAGCTGAACCATATCAAGATTAACTAAATAAGAGGAATGGTTTTTATAAACCACAATTCTGTCGGCAATAGGCTGAACGGCAATACCAACTATTTGATCGCCGCTGTCTGGGTCAATATAAATATAGCCACCACCATCATACCAACTGAATTTATAATGGTCAGGATAACGTCCTGATATCATAAGCATATTTGGATCATCTACAGGAACAACTAAAAGCCTATCTTTATACTTGGCAATAATCTTTGACTTTACCCCGCCTGTTGTGTTGGTGACTGGTGGTAAAATTGTTTCTGATGCTGGGTTGCCTTTATCTACATAATAAGTAACCCCTGCTGGAGTTGAGGCTAAAAACGTTTCATTTCCTTCACTTCCCCGATAGACTTCAAAGCCAGAGTAGGTAGCACAAGACGGGGCTGTCCAAAATAACCTAATTTCTGTTTTGCTTAAATCAGTTGGTAGGTCTTGTAAAACGTAGTTGGTGGAGGGTGTTGTTTGTCCTCCATTTGATGATATGGCAACCACCTTATAAGACACCCTGTTTGAGCCTGTCGCTCCTGAAAAGTTTGTGGCTGATAGTCCAGTTGGTGGTGAGATTGTCGCATAAACTGAAAGATTTGTCCCATCATATTCAGTTAGGGCTACATCCTTACAGACAATATAAGTTTTATTTCCTAACTGTTCAAAACGGGCAGTTGAGCCTGTCGGGTAAGATTGCCCTGTTATTAAGGTGTAAGACTGTCCGCTTTTTTTAACAATCTTCCCGTCATAAGTTAAGGCAAGCAAATCTCTTTGGCTCTCATCTTTTGAAACATAACTTCCCAGTCCACCCACATCATCACCTGCTAAAGTATCAAAGTAAAGTTCTGTTCCCCATCTTCCTGTTGGTACGCCTGAACCTGTAAGAATAAGGTTAACGCTTTCCGCCATCTCATCAAAACCTATTTCTGTTGGACGAAGTAATAGATTTAAGCCTTTTCTAAAGGTCTTCCACTCGGCAGTAGCCGTTCCTGTTTTTTTATACGCTGGTATACGCTGGTCAAAAATTGGCATATTGTCATCTTAAAGGATTTTTAAACTTTACTGGGACAACCCTACCTTGTCCGCCAGAGGTAGATGATTGCCGCCCTAACATATTAGCCAAAATCTTCTCGCTTTCTGCTTTAGCCAAAGGAAACTTATCATCCCCTCTTGAGTATAAGACATAATAAACAATTCGCTGAACCACATAAGAGGGAGAGGATAGTTCGCATTTGTCAGTTAAGGTAGCAAAACCCTGCGGGTATTTTTGATAAATAATTGAGACTGTCCCTTCGGTAAAGTTATTAAGATAAAGATATTTACCCTCTTGTCCATTTCCTAAAACATAACAATATTTGTCGGCAGTGTTATAATTGTATTTTTCCTCTGCCTCAATTTCGGGATATTCAATCCAAGCCGTGTCCCAAACCTGCGGGTTTTCGTGAAGTTCCCTAAAATCGGCTGGTAAAGATATTGTCGCCCCAGTGGCATACACTAAATACTCTTTCTTAAAGTCGGGAATTTTACCAAAATCACAGGCATCTTTTATTGCTTGATTGGCAAAGTTTGTTCTTGTCGTCAACTCATCTCCAGTTGGCAACTCATAAGATAAGTCAAGAATAGAAGACGCTGATTTTAATATTTCCTCTAATGTGTCCATATAAGAAGATTATAATTGAAGATAGATAGGGGTTTTCAACTGACTTTACTTAATGCCTCAACTCCCCAGCGGGAAATAAATATCGTCTGAAGTTTATAAACCAATTAAGGGATTGAAACCAATAACATAATCGCCAAGTTGTCGGCATTTTTTAAATAGCCGAAGATGACCTGTATGAAGCAGATCAAAAGTGCCAAGAGTAATAACTCTATTTCTTTTTTGATTTTCTAATTTTTGTTCCATACTTTTTTTTCCACTTTTTATACAATTCGGGCTTATTGATTTTCATCCAAGTCCGTTGCTTTAAACTGTGAAACGGCATAGTTATCACCCCCTTTTTTTTGCCATCTTCCAAAAGATTTTTCCAGCAATTTTTTTCCCTATTGTTGTCGAATGATATTTTTTAGCCGCTTTTTTGGCTATTTTGGCAAAAC